TTGGCACTGGCCGTAGTGGTACTGCCGTACGTTATAAAACCAGCTTCTAGAGTATCAGCTTGGTACTTACTATGTATCAATGTGATACGTATCAAACATCCATTATACGTGGTATTTTCCCCAGACGTGCCTACTTGACCACGAAGAGAGAAACCTTTAAGCCAGAATTTACTTCCGAGAAACTCGTCGGCTTCTGGCCCTTGGATAACACTGTTCATTGGTGTCATAACATAAACAATTCGACTAGTAACGTCTCCTTGGGCTAATGCGAGAAGTGCATTTTCTGGTTGGCGACGAACCTTGGACTCGAGGGTCCTAAGGATAACACGCTTAACCGACTTCGCAAAGCGTCTACGCCGAAACGGGGTGCGCTTCCGAAAGCGGCGTCTACGAGAACGACGTCTGAATGTACGACGTCTGGATCTGAATGCCATATTTGGTCGACGCGAAAGGCGGATACGCTTATTGGGTGAAATAGATTGCGAAAGCCGTCTTTTTTTAGACTCTTTGATATCTTGGAACAACGCGTATCCGGAAACGGCAGTGCCAGCAACTACGAATGCGGCACCTTGTGCTAAATAGCCTGCCATCGAAAAGTTTTTCGATTGCGCAGCTCGCTTATATAAGGGTGGCGGGTGGCGGGTGGCCGCCGGGTAATATTATGCCGGCGTCCTCTTTTGCCTTCGATGGAGTTCACATTTTCCTCACGTACCCGCAATGCCCTCTTGAGCGAGAACAACTACGAGATTTTCTCAGAGGAGTGGCTCCCGAGTGCGAGTACATCGTTGCGCGTGAGTTGCACCATGATGGGTCGCCTCACCTACATGCTTACGCTCACTTCGGGGGAAGACGACGGTTCACTAGCGCGAGCGCCTTTGACTTGGACGGATACCATCCTAACATACAGAAGCCGCGACGTGCTGGAGACGTCATTGCCTACTGCCGCAAGGAGGACTCTACACCGCTGGTATCAGATGGTCTCCCCTCCGTGTCTGACAAACCGTCCGGGTGGGGAGATCTGCTGGAACTGTCAGGAAACAAGCGAGAGTTTCTTGAGCTCGCACGACAGCGCTTTCCGCGGGATTACGTGCTTAGCCTTGAACGTCTTCTATTCTTTTGCGAGTGGCGATTTGGGCGCGACGAGACAACCTATAGTGGAAGAACCAGAGGAGAGTTTCGAGAACCTGAGACCTTGACAAGCTGGGTTTCTACAAATCTTTCGCAGGTATAATCCTCCCATGCCTGCTTGGCTAAGATCAGATGCTGCGCATCGGCGGGGCCCCAGTCCCCTGCCTCTTTGCTTATCTGTTGTCAGTTTTTTAGGACGTGGAGCGACCGCGCTCGCTCGTTCTTGTTGGAGAATCTAGACTCGGGAAGACTGAGTGGGCAAGATCTCTTGGCAAGGCCATGTACTACTGCAACCTCTTTTCAATCGACGATTGGGACGACGATGCAAGATACATCATCTTGGACGACATTGACATCAAGTTCTTCCCACATTGGAAGTTCTTCCTCGGAGCCCAGAAAGAAGGAGTGCTCACAGACAAGTATCGCAAGAAACGAAGAGTCCGAAACGGAAAGCCTTGCATCTGGCTATGCAACCCAGATATGGACCCTCGAGGAGCTCTTTCCAGAGTTGAATGCCGCTGGCTTGATCTAAATTGTGATTTCGTTGAGCTAACAGGTGCTTTATTTGACTAAATTTCTTTGAAATACATCGAAGAAGTATACTCCATCTCTGCAACTTGAGTGCTTGAGACATCGTTAGTATTGGCTATAACCTGCATAACAAAGTAATACGTGCCGTGTTTGAACAAAAGAAGATCACCTAGATCTCCTTGAGCTGGATCCTCAATTTGTATCATACGATTAATTGGAAAATAGAGATTGAAAGGTGTTGGCGTCGCAATAACTCCTCCTGCTGCTTCATTTTCTGTCCCTGGATTGACGGTGATGGTATACGACTTCATAATCTTATGCTTGGTCTTGTCAAACGGAATGACCCATCCATTGCCAACAAACCGTGTAGTAGCTCCAGTAGTCTCAAAGAACGCAGGATTCACAAACGATTGTGTCTGAGTGGGATTGGCACTGGCCGTAGTGGTACTGCCGTACGTTATAAAACCAGCTTCTAGAGTATCAGCTTGGTACTTACTATGTATCAATGTGATACGTATCAAACATCCATTATACGTGGTATTTTCCC